TCAGTAGGTAATCCAGAAGTTACATCTGATGCATTCATTCTACCTACACCACGTTCAAAAGCATCAATAATAAAACTACCTTTAGCTATTTGATAGTTAGAAAATGAGTTCTTTACTAATGTATCTGGGTCATACTTTTCATAGTCAGCACTAGATGTATTAGATATTTTACCTAATGTCCAGTTATCTGCATTAGATGGGTACTGTCCTAGTTCTGTAAATGTATAATCAATTGCATCAGCACCAGTACTTGTTACAATATTTTTATTCCAACCTTGATTACGTAAGTTATATTTGTGTTCATTACTTAATGTAGTAGGTCTAGTATCAAGGAATAAAGAATCATCTACACCATATATATCTCTTATTTCTAATTGAATAGTTGATTGAGTTACAAGACCAGTAGCTTTAGTATAAGTCAATAAAACAGGTCTAGGTAAATCTTTAGAAACAATAACACATTTATTATTAATAACAGAAGTTTCTATTTTACTATTACTTAAAGAAGCTATAGTAATAGGAGAACCACCATTCTTAAGGTTAGCAGATGGGGAATCTGTTAATAGATTCATAAACCATATCTTATCTTTAATACGAACAAGACCTAAAGATACTGATGTATCTCCATCAGGACTTTCCCATACATGAAAAGATTGCTTACCTTCTTTAATATCTGTAGCAGTTAAACCTGTAGCTGTTAAAGCATAGGAAGATTCATAGTCGACACCTAACCTTCTAGACCTCGAACCATCACGGTTAAGAACAAAGTTAGCTTCATCTATTGACGCATTGTCAGGAAACGTTAACTGATTAGCTTCAGTTATTAATCCTTTAACAAACGACCTATAAGCGGTTTCACCCTTCTGTGCCATTTACTTCCTCTTTTAATTTTTTCTTAGCTAGTCTTTTTTCTGTTTTAGCTTTAGCTTTTACTCTTTCATCTACCTGTTCTTTAGGTTTTGAATTAGCTAAATAACTAGCAACTGATGTTTCCATAAATACCATTGATGTATATGTACCTGTTAACTCTTCTGGTATCTGCCCACCATCACTCCACTGAAATACATAATGTGCTGTGTTAGGTGCAATAACTGCTTGTAAATCCATCTTACCGTGAGTCTTCCAACTCTTTTTGACATTGGTCATGTCTATCTCCTTATTATTATCTTCTACCACCCATTAGTTGTTTTGCCATTTTTGTAGCATAATGTGGTACAGCTTTAGACCTACCAACTTTATCTTTATTTACTTGACTCATATTTGGACCAGCAACTTTAGTATAGTCTGTTTTAGTAGTTGACCCTTTTGTTTGTATTGGTCCTTCTTTTTTAAGATTGAAATTTGCACCTATAGACTTATATGTTTTATCTCCACCTGTAGCTAGGTTACCTGGTTTTAAACTATTTGAGTGGTCTTTAGCTTTATCTATACCAGATTCTTTTGGTATAGCGTAGTCAGGTCCTGTCTTTGGACTTTTAACAGGTGAATAACCTTCAGCACCTTTTGTTCCTTTGTAAGTCATTTGTGTTCTATCATTTGCAAACTTGCTTGTTTTTGTTTTCTCTTTTAATTTCTTTGCTTTTTTATAAGCTTGTTTACCTTTTCTAGTTGCTGTACTTTGTCTATTTAAATCTACCATTACCCCTTTCTCCTTAGTTTAGGTTGTTTATGTTTTTTAAATGCTATGTTACCTTTAGTAATTTTTTGGTTAAGAGGCTTAATCGTAGTAATCTGACTAGTCTTGGCAGTAGACAACAATTTTGCAACTTGTGTGCTAATTCTTTTCTTTTTCTTTCCATATTGTTCTGCGTGTATAAATGATTTAGTATTCTGTGTAGTGAAACTCAATATTTAGACCCTCCTGTTTTGTTAGTAGAATGTCTACCATAGTTAGGGTATCTAATACCTTTAGCAATCTTCCAAGCATCTTGACTCATTCTACGTCTTTGTGTTACAGATATTTGTTCTGCTTTTTGATTAGCCATTTGTTTCAATGTTAAGAAACAAGCAGACTTAGCTTCATTAAGTAAGTATGTAAACATCTGTACTGGTAAGTCAGGAGTAAATGTATCTGACATTGTAAATGCTACTGACCTTTTACCATGACTTTGTGTCTTACTGTTTTGTAATGTAGACTCTAAAGTTTTTAAGTATGCATCCATTACAATAGTTTCATCATCAAAAGATGTAAAATACTGTGGACATTTATCATTAAGTATGTTAAGAGTAATACCAGTAGTATCTGTAACTTTCTTTATGTTAGTAGCAGTGCTATCTCTAGCATCTACTATATCCATAAAGTCTTCTGGTAACTTATAATCTATCATTTGAAAGTTATCTTTATCTGTAGCTTTCTTTTTATTATTATACTTAATCCATTTTAAGTCAATAATATCTTCAGGTAACTTCATGTGAGTAGGTCTATCATCTGTACCACTAGCTGTTAATTTAAATAACTCATATAAGAATGCATAGTTCTTACCATCAATAATATTGTAGTAAGTAGTCTTAATTATCTGTGCTACTTGTAAAGCTTCTACACTATCATTAATGCTATTGACATCATCTGAATCCATGTCAGATAAGATGTCTTGAGTCATTGCTAGTAAATTCATTTTAGCCATTAGACTACTCCTAATACTCTTAAAGATAAACTAGCGTATTGAATAGTAGCTGATGCACTAGCTTTAGATTTAATTTCTATATAATCATTAGTAGTCATAGTTGTACTACCTATAACTGTAATATTTCCCCAATCACTTGTTGTTGTAGTTCTTATACTTCTTGAGCCTGGTATTTCTGTACCATTTTTAAATAGAGCAAACTCTACATTTTTATTACTTCCTGATGCTTGATTACAAGCCATTGCTAAAGTAATTGTAACATTTCTAACAGTATCTAAACCATCATATCTAATTCTAGCATTAGGAGATGTTTGAACTGTAAAGTCTGATACAACTCCACTAACCCAAGTAGGATTTAGTATTACATCTGATGTAGTGTTAGCTTGTGTATATCCAGGACTAGATGAATTAAATGCAATATATACATTAGCTGTAGTACTGGGTAAAACCCAGGCACCTGAACCTGAACCATTAGCAACATAGACAGTCTTATTAGCTGCTGCCGACACTCCCTTAGGTTCATGCAAGTCTGCATTTGTAATGAGTTTATGTTGTATTGTCATAATGTTTCCTGTATTAAATTAGGGGTAAGCCCTCCTAAGAGGGCGTTACCGAGGTATTACTTGTCGTATGCGAATTCTACGACACATCTTGCTTTACCAGCAGTCAAATCGTCAGCTGACTTATCTACGATAAGTTGACCTGGATTTGCACCGATGCCTTTACCAACTAATGCACCAGCACCGTTAACTACGTTACCAGCAGTGCCAATAGCTGTTTGAGTTGCCTCAGCAGCTGCGACTAAACCGTCAACGTCGATATCAGTACCATCTTTCTGTTCAAGACCAACTGTTAAGTCAGTAGTGCCAGAAGCAGATGTAAATGCTTCATCGATATAAAGAGTAGCAGACACAATAGATGCGTTTGCCGGGATTACTTGTGGTAGGTTGCTGTTAAGAGCAGCAGGCAAGTCATCATATGAGAAGTGCCATTCTGCGGACTTAACTACGCCCATTTTAGTAGACTCTTGACCACCATATTTGTTTCTAGTAGTACGAGTACCATAATGATTTGCAACGCCACGAACTGGAGCCATTTCAATAGTCATAACTTTTCTCCTTAGTAAGTTGCTTCATCAGTTAATAGAACGCCTAGTGTATCAGCACGCTGAACACCAAACCCAAACCTAGAAGTAACCTGATATTTATCAGCTCTTTCTTCTTGGTCTCTCCAACCTTCTGTTTGCGGAGCACGTCTCCATGCATGCATAACAGGCTTACATGAATCATCTGCTACGCACATGAACACGTTAACCTTATCACCAACTTCAGCTGTATCATTAGCTAGGTCATATGCTGCACCGTTAATAGCTTCTGTTGCTGTAAGTGATGGTAAGAAGTTAGAAGTATAAATATCCCAACCCATAATGTTTCTTACGAAACGGTGGTCTCTAGCAAAACCTTCGTTAAGAACACCTTGGAATTGCGGAGTGTTATTAACTACAGATGTTTGTGAGATTAATGTGTTAAGAGTTGCTTCTACAATAGGGTCAACAATTGCAATACGACCTGATGCAGGTGCATTAGCTTTGTCAAACGCTAGTTTCATAGATACAAAGTCAGCAAGAACAACATTTCTTGTTGCTGCTCCAGAACCACCAGCTACCCAACGATGTGGGCGACCATTAACTAAGTTAAGGTTTGCTGCTGTTTGTCCGCCATTAGCGACAGCTAAGAAACGTCCTTCGTGGTTTTCACCAAGAGCACGTGTTGATTCCATAGCTCTCATAGCCATGAGTGTATCTACTTGTGAACCATCTTCACGTAGGTCATCAGTAACTTTCCATGCATCACCGATATAGTCAGTAATAGATAGAGTAATGTTACCAGTGTCTATGTTAGTAAAGTTCAATGGTGTATCTTCAGCTGCATCTTGAAGTGTTACAGTACCAACTGTTTTAATGTTTAGTGTTGTACCTGAACCGAAGTCTGTTACATCACGATACATTCCTTCTGGAAGAAGGTAGTCGTGTAAGTTATCAAGAATAAACTGAGAATACTGTTGCGATTCAATGAACGCAGTTGTATTTGCAGTATTATGTGCCATTATTAAGTCTCCTTAAGACTGTTGATTTACTTTAGCTTTAGCATTACCCCAAGCAGCTAATAAGTCTTTAGTTGAACCACCTGCTACCTTTGCAGATAAATCAGTTGGTTTAGCTGTTTGACTTAGAGCTTCAGTATTAATATCACCACTAGAACTAGCTACTGGTGCTTTAGCTGCAGATAATCCTGCTGCTTTTAATACTACTGTTGGGCTTGTTGCTGCAAGCTCGTTAAGTTGTTTAACAGATAAGTTAAGTTCTTTTGCTATAGAGTTGTAAGTAACTTCAGCTTTGTCTCCATACTGTTCAGTAAACTTTGCAGCTACTGACTTAGCATTAGAGTCTGCCTTAGCATTTGCTTCTCTTGTAGCAATAGTTTGATTAACTAAATCCATCACATTATCTTGATTAAGTTCCCCTACTGGCACGGTCGTGGCTGTCGGTTGAACTCCAGACTTTAATTCATCTATCAGTTCCTGAGTAGTTTGACGCTTAGTTAGTTCTTCACGTACAGTTGCAAGTTCAGACTCAAGAGTCTCAATATGTTTCTGTGCATGAGGTACTGACTTTAAAGCATCCTCTGGGCTCTGGTACTTTTTACCCTCTCCAATTACTTCTTGAGCTTCGGTCGGAATCTCAAATGTTTTTGGTTGAGTATCTGTTTGTACAGTCTCCTGGGTAGGTTCTTGTACAGGTGTTTCAGTTGTTTCTGTTTTTACTTCATCATTCATGTTACATCTCCTTTGGTCAAGGTAATAAATTATATAGTTTTGTTAGAGCTTTCTGTATACCTCTTTGATAAGCTTGATACTCATTAAAAGCAGGAAGTTTAAAGTTCTCTTCATCCATACACTTTCTATTTGAAATATCTACTTGCTCATTTAAATAACTTCTTAACTCTTCAAAAACTTGTTTCTTAGTTAAGGCTTTAGCCTTTTCACTTTTTAAATCCATACTATAATTATACCATATATTTAAGTAAAAGTCAAGGACTTTCGTTTATACAACGTCTGGAGGTAAGTCTGAATTTTCTTCTGCTTCAATTAAATCAGATACATCAGACATACCTACTTGTTGTTCCATTTGATTAACTTGTTGGTTAACCATATTCTCTTCCATAGTTGGTTCTTGAGCTTGTTGTTGCATTTGTTGTTGGATTTGCATTTTAAGTTTTTCTTGTTCTGCCATTTCAAAAATAGCTGCATTATCTTGCATAAATCCATACTGGTCAAAGCCCATATACTCTTCTACCATCTTAGCTACAAGTTTAGGTGATACATGAGGACTAATCATTTGTCCTATAGGACTGTTAAATACACCTAACATGTTTTGTAATAGTTGTGCTCTAGCAGCATAATGTCTAGCACCTATAGGTCTAATCATGCCTCTAGCAGTTAAATCTTCTTTAGTAATAGATAAGAAATCTTGTACACCAAAATCATCATCATATACTTTAGCTAGTTCAGGTAAATCTAGATTACGTTTAGCTGATTCTAACATTGTATTTAGTAAAGGTTCTAAAAACTCTACTTCAAATTGATTAACTTTATTTTGGAATATTCTACCAGCAGCATTTTGTAAAGACTGTACTTCAAAAGCAGTCTTTTCTCCTGGTGTTCTAATACCCATAGCTTCTCTAGGAGCACCTGCCATTTGCTCCATTGTATTCATTAAAGCTTGTAGTTCATTGTTTACTTGAAATGCAGCAGGGTTAGGTGGTAACATAGTAATATTACCATCTTCTTGTAAATGGATAGTTGTTTCAGGTCCCCATTCAAATGGGTCTACTTCACCTTTAATTACCATAGGTGGATGTATAGTTAAATCCATAGCATCTGCTTTAGCATTTTCTAAATGGTCTAGTCTATATTGCATACCTACTAAATTATCTAGTGGTCCCATACCATATAAGTTGTCTGGTCTTTTTCTCCATGATACATGAGCTTTACTATCTTTACCTATATAACTAGGATTTTCTATATTACGTATTATATAGTTTCTATCAATAATAGTAATGATTCTATTCTTGTATAACTTTTCTTCATCTTTATCATAGAAGTCTCCTTCAAACTCTAATACTTCTACCATACCAGACTGATAATATTCTTGTAGTGTACCAAAACCATCAGCTATATATGCATCAGCTTTATTTACATCTTCTTGTCTAAACATAGATATAGAGTTTCTAATATCTAATGCTTTATTAAATGCTGATTTTTTATATTGTAAATCTGGTCTTTCTTCTACATCTACTTTTAGTTCACCTACAGATTTAATATATCTAGTAAACTTAGGTGACTTAGCAAAAGAACTTGCTACAGGATTAAATACAATATCAAATGGTGATATACGTTTTAGTTTAGGACCATTATATGTTGTTAATACTTGTCCTGTTTCCTCATCTATATGTTGCTCATTAACATATCTTACTTCACCAAAAGCATTACCATAGTCAATGTAATCATAGACTAATAAACTTACTTCTTCTCTAAACTTAGATTCTTTTAGTTTAGTTTTTAAATAAGCTTCAATAGCTTGTCTTTTTTTAATAGTAGAATCTTCTCTAGAAGCTCCTTCCCACTTCATCCAATTGTCATTAGGAAACAATGCATCCATATAGTTTGCATGTAGATTATCCCTAATCTGTGTAAGTTTAGGTAAGGTAGTTTTATTCTTCCAGGGGAGTGTACTATTAGTTGTAGTTGTAGTATCAGTAGCAAAGAGATAGTTTCTTAACTCTCTCCACTCTGTTTCTTTTTCTCTTCTTTGAATCCACCATTGGTTATAAAGTCCAGCCATTACTCTTGCTAGATTTTCTTGTCCAATCGCCTGTTCTATTTCAGCTACTTCACCTGCCATAATTTATTCCTTAATGTGTTATACCACCAAACCTACTATGGGTTGGTAAAGGTTTGTTAAATCCTAAACCTTGTGTCATTCTAAGTTTAGGTGCTAATGATATTGCCATAGCATTAGATAGTGCATCTTTAATATCATCATGTGGTGGGTGCACCATCACTAACTCTTCTTCTAATGTTTGACAGTTACCACCTTTATAATGCCAAACTTGTAAATTATCATACTTTGGTTCTAGTACTGCACCTACTCTCTGTGCTTTGTCTCCTAAGCTTCTAGTAGGTCTAAATTCATCAACTGATAGTGGGATACCATTTGGTTTAAGATAACTGTCCTTGAGCTCTTTAACGATGGTTTGTTGTGCTACTGTGACCTCAGCTCTTATCTTTCTAAATCCCCACTTTTCCCAACACTTTAATATATGTTGATAGTAGTCTACAATTTTTTCTGTTTTAAATCTATCTATATCTAATACATAATAATTAGCTTGGTGGTCTACACCAACAACTACCAATGCAGTATAATCTGCTTGTCTTCTTAAACTAAACGCAAAGTCAATTGCAGCATATATATTTAGTTTTCTATCTCGTATATACCAATCACCATCTTTAACATTTAAAGCAGCTTTATCAAAGTACTGAAAGTTATCTGAGTTTATTCTAGCACTTTCTGTAGTATTAGGGTCATTATAATATTGAGCATAAAACTGTGTAGTGTCAATATACTTTGCTTTAATTCTTGCTAACTCTTTAGCATCAAATCCAAATGATTTACCATCTTTACGTGCTCTTTTAGCCCATAAGAATTCACCATCTGTTTCTACCACTCTTTGAAATAACTCATACACTTCTATTTCAGATTCTACATCACCTTCATTATCATAGTGAGTTTCTTTCATATTAATCATAGTATCATATATATCTTTAGGATGATATCTAGTTCCTACTACCCATTCTTCTGCACCTGGATTTTCAATAGATGCTAATTGTGAATAAGCATTTGCTACTTTCTCTCTACCATCTTCTGAATAAGCATTACCAGGTACAACAATATCGTCAAGAACAACAATATCGGCATGAAAGCCAGTTGTATTACTAGTAAGCCCAACCGCTTTAACTGTAGCATCTCGTATCCCCTCTAACTTTCTTTGTGGGTGGTCAACAGCTATTTCAGCTACTGCCCACTTCTCTCGTTTTCCTTCTTCTGGATGTATCATGTTACTCCAGTACCTACGATATATAGGGGAATCAATTATCTGTTTGATAGCATATAACTGTTTCTCTGCTAAGTCTGCTGTAGCTGATACATACAATACAGTAGTCTCAGGATGGTTAGTTACATACCATGCTGTTCTATATGCAGCTAGTTTACTCTTCATATGTCCACGAGGAAGTAATACTAACTGATTATCTTTTCTATCTGTTCTACCCCACCAACTTATTAACTCTTCATGTACTGCTCCAAGTAATAAGTGTGGTGCTACTAATTTAATAAATGTAAGTAGGTCTGCTTCTGCAGCCTCTCTGATTTGGTCAATCTGAGTCATGTTATCTATACCTTGATGTCTTCTTTGCTACCTTTTTAGGCTGTGCCACATGCTGCTTACCTTTGCGATTACCCTTCGCTTTGGCAGAATTAGTAGCTCTCTTTTCAGCTGGTGTAAGAGCTTTCCAAGCCGCATCAGGAAGGTATCTCTTTTTACCATTACTCTTCTTACCATCAGATGTTCTCCATTTTTGTTTTGTCCATTTAGATAAACTCTTTTGCGATTTAGCCTTAGCCACGGTAACCACCACCTTTGGCTTTATATTGCTTAGCTAACATTTGTGCTTTACGAGCTGACCATTGTCCAGGTTTACCACCTTTACCTCCAGCTTTAATTCTATTGAATAAAGCTTTTCTCATTGAAGGTTTAGTATAGTTACCTGCTTTGTTTACAGTACTTTTCTTTTTAGGTGTAGCCATTATGCCTTTTTCTTTTTATTAGATTTTTTATGTTTGTTAGCAAAGTTTCTTGCTGCTTCAACAGAACCAAATCCCCAAGCTTTAAGTGCTAATGCTTTACGTGTTGGTTTACCCTTACTATCTTTCATAGGACCTTTCATTCCTGCAAATCTAGCAGCAAATGAAACACGTCTAGGATTTGTACCAGACTTAACTGGTGCTTTTAGGTTAGAGCCTTGTGCTTTTGCACTAGCTCTACCCTTAGCATTTAATCCACCTTTAGGATTTTTACCTTCTTTCCTTGTCCATGCTGGTGTCTTAGCCATTACTTCTTCTTCTTAGCTTTTTTCTTTTTAGCCATCATTTTCTTTTTGGCTTCTGCTGCTTTTTTCATTCCTGCTTTTGTATATGGATACTTCTTTCCGTTTACTTCTGGCATATCTATTTCCCCTTTGCTAATTGTCCACCAAAGTAGAACTCAACTATCATTGTTGCCCATTTGAATATTTCATCAAACTTATATAGTCCGTCTACTATTTTAAATTCTGTACCACCACCCCATTCAAAAAACAAAAAACTAGATTTAGGAATGTCTACTGGTATTACAGTTTGTATATCAAATAAACCTGCTATTGGATATACTGCAACTAATGCTAGTATAAAAAACATTAGTATTCTTCGATTCCAAGCAGCCATTGGTG